GGTAGTCATTATGATATATGGAAACCTTTTACAGCATATTTATTAGATTGGTTAAATAATTATAATCCAGGATTGATATACGTGTACATGGGTAAAAAGGCTGAAGAATGGTCTGAGCTTACTAATGATAACAATCATAAGTTTACTGTTAAACATCCTGCTTCTGCTGCTTATAATGGCTCTAAATGGGATAGCGATGATATCTTTAATAAGATATCTTCAATTGTAACAAATACAACTGGTAATATAATAACATGGTGATATGCAAGAAATATTTAATAAACTAATAAAAGAAGATTTATCTCCTAATACATATTATATTTTACACTGTATAAAAGAGAAAATTGTACCTAATAATTTTGTTAATCCTGGAATAGAAAGTAAAAGATTACAAAATAATGAATGGTTAAATGAAGACTTGCAATTAACTAATAAAAGCATTATCTTTATAGAAGAAATTAATAGTTTCTTTAAGAAATCTAAAAATACAACTTCTAAAAATTTAATGGGTGACGAGTTTTTAATAAAAATACAGGAATATGTAGAAATATTTCCTAATAAAAAGTTATCTTCAGGTAAATATGCTAGAGTAAATATTAAAAGTTTAGAAGGTCCATTTAGGTGGTTTTTTGAAACATATAATTATTCATGGGAAACTATACTAGTTGCTACTGAAAAATATGTAACAGAATATAGTTTAAAAAACTATGAATTTATGAGAACAGCTCAATATTTTATAAGAAAACAAGAATCTGATAAAAATTTTATATCTGATCTTGCAACATATTGTGAATTTATTAGCACAGGTGGAGATGCTGAAACATTTTATTTTAAAGAAAATATAGTATGAAAAAATTAATGCTGCTTATGATTGCTATTGTTGGAAGTATAATTTCTTATTATACTGTGAATTTGTTTATAGTTAGTCTATCATTTCTGCAGTATTTTATTATTGAAATCATAATAACCATGATGCATGAATTATATAATCAAGTAAAAAAAAACAATTTAAATGTAAATCCTAAATAATATGTACGAACAATTTAATGGTGCCAAACCATTATTACCTGTTAGTGAAAGAGATGCATTAGCAAAAGCATTACTTAAGATGAAAGCCAGAAGAGAAGGTAAATTACCATCTTTAATAAGTTCATGGCCTAAATTTAATGATGCTTTTTGTGATGGATTAGAATGGAGAACTATCACCTTAGTTGGTGCTAGACCTGGTACAGGTAAAACACTTTTTATGGAACAGTTAATCAGTGATATCATTATTATGAATCCTGAACAAAAGTTTAGAGTATTAAAGTTTCAAATGGAAATGGTTGATGAAACCAGTGGAGTAAGAAAATTCAGTTTACATACTGGCTCTGATTATAATACATTAATGAGCAAAGGAGAAAATCTAATTGACAAAGATATTTATCAAAAATGTTTAGATTATTATCATGACACAAAGTTTAATGATTCAATAAATGTTATTTATGATGCATGTACTATTGATGAAATGTGTGCTACTATTCATTATGAAATGGAAGTATTTAAAAATAAAGATGGTGTATATTCAAATATGCTAGTTGCTATAGACCATTCAGCTTTATTTAAGGTGGGAAGAGGGCAAAAAGATAAATTTGAAATGTTAGGTGCTTTAGGTGAAGCTTTAACATCTATGAAGAAAAAATATCCTATTGCATTTGTTGTACTTAGTCAATTAAATAGAAATATAGATGATCCTAAAAGACAAGAAGAAGGTTCTTATGGTAATTATATATTAGATTCTGATATTTACGGTTCTGATTCATTGTTACAACATGCAGATGTAGTTATGGGTATTAATAAACCATCAATAAGAAAAATTAGACAATATGGTCCTGAGAAATTTTTAATTGAAGATCCTGATACACTTGTGTTTCATTTTCTAAAATCTAGAAATGGAACTACAAGAATAAGTTTCTTTAAACTTGATAGAACTACTATGCGAATAGTAGAAATACCAACTCCAGCACAAGTAACCAAACAAAAAATACAAATAAATTAATACATATGAATAATTTTAGAAAAGATAGAGAAAGAGAATTCTTTACTCATCACATGCCAACATTTCAAAATATTGGTTTAACAGATCCATTTTTTACTATTAAAACTGCATTCTTCCAGAAAGGTAAATATGGAAGATATGTTCAATTCTTTGAATGGGAACTAAAAAAAGCTCAAGATATTTATGTTGAGTTTTATGACAATTTATCTGATTCTAATGGAAAAACTATTAATGTAATACCAATGTATAAAGATAGACCTTTATTTAAATTTAAGAATAATCCTTTTTATTCTGAAGAATATGAACAAAAAGAAAATTTAAATGATAAAGGTGAAACATATATGACATATATTATTCCTGTTAATGAATGCGTTATGGTTTTAAATTCTGGACAAGAAATTAATTATGCTCTTTATGAGAAAAGAAAGGAAGAAGCAGAATTAGAAGTACCACAATTGCAAACTTCATTAAGCATATTTCCTGATTTTGAACAAGATTATGGTAAAAAAGAAAATGTTGTTACAAGTGAAGAAGATGCACCATTATCAGAAATCACCATCAAAGATCTTGCAGCAATTATGTTAATGAAACCAGTTAGTAATAGATTATGGTTAAATGAACTAATCAAACAAACAAAAAGTGAATTATGAGTATAGTACTGCCAACAAGTAAAGTAAAAGCGGAAAGAGTAAATCCTAAAAGACTTATTATCTATTCCAAGCCTAAAACAGGTAAAACAACTGCATATGCAGGTTTAGAAGACAATCTGATTATTGATTTAGAAAATGGTTCTGATTACATTGAAGCACTTAAAGTAAAAGTTAGTAGTTTACAAGAATTATTGGATACAGGTAAAGCAATTAAAGCTGCTGGTAATCCATATAAATTTGTTACTATAGATACTGTAACTGCTTTAGAAGATATGATTATGCCACTTGCAGTAAAATTGTATAAAACCACGTCTAAACAAAATGGACCTATTAGTAGTAATATTAATAGCAAATCTCTCTAATTGCTGGAAAACCCATTGTGTATTAAAATATATTTTATATCTTTACGGGTAAATATAGATAATATGAATGGACAATCAGCAGCAAAGGCTTATAAAACACAAGGAATGCTTAAACAAAACAGTATATATAATAAAGTAAAAGTTATTGATTTTGCTTATGCAAAGGAATCCAGAGCTTATTATAAGACAGTGTGTTTAACATGTAATTTAGGATCTATTAGGAGAATGGATCACATAAAAACAAACCCTGAATATTGTAAATACTGTAAAGATAGTTTATCAAGGACTATTAATACTGAATCAGTTGTTAATACAATATATAGTGGTTATAGAACTAATGCTAAACAAAGAAATATAGATTTTGAGTTATCAAAACAAGATTTTCTAAATTTAGTATGTATAAATTGTTTTTATTGTGGTCAAGAACCTATAGAAAGTCAATTTTCTAAGAGTGCTAACAGATCTACTGTCAAATTTTTACACAATGGTGTAGACAGATTAGATAGTAAGAAAGGTTATGTGTTAGATAATTGTGTACCTTGTTGTAGTATGTGTAATCTTATGAAAAATAAATTTTCTTTAGAAGATTTTATAAATAAGATTAAACAAATATATGAATATAAGCAATGTTCAACGACTATGCCGCAGGGCAGTACACTACAAGCTAATGGTAGTGGAAACGGGAGAGGTCCAGAAATGGATCATGATATAGTCTGATCTATATGGTAACATATAGCAGTTCTTTAGAGAACGCAGTAAACTGTTGCGGGTTTATTGGAACACAAATGATGGGTAAAAATTTTGATGGAGATACAGTTGTAACTCTACCAAATGGTGCAGGATATTTATATATCCGTCAAGCATTCTTTCAAGTTTTAGATTTTATTGATACCTTAGCACCCACAATTATTTTATCAGGTCATATTAAAGACAAAGTGGTAGATGATAAAGGTGAAATGGTTATGTCTGCTAATATAGACTTAACTGGTAAAATTAAATCTTTAATTTGTGCAAATGCCGATGCTATTGGATACATGTACCGAAAAGGTAACAAAACTATTTTGTCTTTTAAGACAAGTGATGAAGTTACTTGTGGTGCAAGACCAGAGCATTTACGTAATGAAGAAATAGTAATTTCTGAAATGATTAATGGAACTCTAATAACGGATTGGAGTAAAGTATTTATTAACAACTAAAAATTTAAAAAATGAGTGAAGAAAACAAAGAAAAAACACCTAGTAAGTTAGATGGATGTATACAATTAACTGTAGTAATAGTATCTATTATTGCAATGATCATATGCTTTACAGTACTAATATAATTATAACAATTAAAAATAAAATAAAATGGGTTTAAGTACAGAAGATCTGGGCACCGGTGGAACTGGTTTACCAAAAACAATTAGTCCAGGTAACAGAGTGTTAAAAATTAATTATGTAGAGTTAGAAGAATTTAAATTCATTGCTGATTCATATCATTTAATGTTGCATATGGAGAGTGAACCAATTGAAGGTTTTGAAGGTTTTATGCTTGATAAAAATGATGAAACTAAAGGTCATTATGCAGGTCAAATTGGTAGAGTAAAAGCTTCTCAATATGCATATGCTGATGGTGAAACTAAAACAGGTATTAAGATTCAAAGAGATAAATCTATTTTAATCTTCTTACAGAATCTTTGTAAATCACTAGGTATTAATGACTGGATGGTACAACAGCATAATAAACATGCAACTATTCAAGATTTTGTTGAAGCATTCAATGCAACAGCACCAATCAAAGATAAATATTTAGAATTTTGTATTGCTGGTAAAGAGTATATGGGTAAAACAGGATATACTAATTATGATATGTGGTTGCCAAAATCAGAAAAAGGTAAGTATGCCTTTGGTGAAATTGAAGAAAATAAAGTTTTACAATATGATGAATCTAAACATCTTAAAAAACTTGAAGTTACCAATGTAAAAACATTTGGTGATGATGAAATTTTATCAAAGAAAACTACATCTAATGATTTTTCTCTAGACTAAGAAATAGTTAGGGGGAATCAATAGGGGTTCCCCCTAATTTTAAATTTTAGAATATGATTTCAACTAAAACAATAATTTCTGATCTAAATGATGTACCTAGAGAATGGGTATTTGAATACTACCTTAATCTTAGAGAAAGATTATCAGGTCAAAGCCTTAAAATTAAATCAATTTTTAATGCTATAGACTTAATTCCATCCATGTGTATCTATACAGATAACAAAGGATACTATAAGTTTAAAGATTTTTCTTCAGGCTATGGTGGTGATGGACTTAATCTTGTAATGTATTTGTATAACTTAGAAAGTAGAGGTAAAGCATCATTTAAAATAATAGATGATTATAATATTTATATTTCTAATAATACATATATTTCTATAGACTATAAACCACAAAATAAATTTATAGTTACTGATTATGAAATAAGACATTGGAATACACTAGATGAAACTTATTGGAAAAGTTTTAAACTTTCTTCCGGTATATTAGAAAAACATAATGTGCACCCATTGTCATTTTATATTATGAATAAAAAAGATGATGAAGGACATATACTAGACACAGTAAATATCAAAACTAATTTTATCTATGGTTATTTTCGTGAAGATGGTACTTTGTACAAAATCTATACTCCAAAGAACAAAGACAATAAGTTCATTAAAGTACATGATTACATACAGGGTTCTGATCAGCTTGAATTTAAATCTAAGTATCTGATAATTACGTCTTCTCTAAAAGACTTAATGTGTTTTAAAAAATTGGGAATTAATGGTATTGAATCTATTTCTCCAGATAGTGAGAATAGTGTGATACCAGAAAATTTTATGAAACCTCTTCTACAGAAGTATCAAAAGATCATTGTATTGTTTGATAATGATGAGCCTGGAATAAAATCTGCTCAGAAATATAAAAGCAAATATGGTTTTGAGTATATAAATTTAGATATGTCTAAAGATTTATCAGATTCAATTAAAGATCATGGTATTGAAGCTGTAAGAGATAAGTTATTTCCATTATTAAAAAAAGTATTATGAGTTGGATTTACCAGGGTAAAAAGTTTACTGAAGCAAATATACCAGAAAATGGTATTGGATTTATTTATCACATGTCAGTGATATTAAATGGAAATACTTATGCCTATATTGGTAAAAAGAATTTCTTTTCAAATGTAAAAAAGAAACTTGGTAAAAAAGCTTTAGCATTAGTTACTGATAAAAGGTTAAAGAAATATACCAAAGAACAAAAAGCTAATTTTGAAAATTACTACAGTAGTAATCAACAATTAAAGGAAGCTCACAAAGCAGGAGTTATGATTAAAAGAGAGATCCTAATGATTTGTTATTCTGCTACAGAATTAACTTATCAAGAAGTAAAGCACCAGTTTAAATATGAAGTGCTTGAGAAAGAAAATTATTTAAATGCCAATATTCTTGGCAGATTTTACAAAACAAAATAGTTATGAGTAATGACAGACATATCTGGGAAGGTTGGACTGTAAATGATTTTATCAAAGAGTTGGAAATAACATTTCCGTATCAAAATTTTAAGACAAAGGATGATGTTAAACAATGGTGTAAGTCTGAACAGCCTTACTACAAAAAACACATTCCTGAAGTAGCAAAATATTTTATTCAAAAAGCAAAATTATGACAGAAAATGAAATGACAGGCCTTCTATTTAAGTTGGCTGACCTTGGTGTTACAGGTATTAAAGTAAAATATGATGGTGGAGGAGACTCCGGTGCCGTAGAATGGATAGGGTTTACAAAAAAACCTTGTGAAACTCCAGAAGATGTAGATGATAATATGGAAGATTGGGGAGATGATGCTAGATTATCTAATCTAGGTTCTGATGTTTATACTCAAGTTGAATCTTTTGCAGACGGTATTCTTGCTGATATAGAAGATTGGTGGAATAATGAAGGTGGTTGGGGTGATTTGTGTATTTGTGTTCCTTCAGGAAAGTACATTATTAATAACCATGTAAGAATTATTGAAAGTGAAGATTATTTTCATAATGGTAGTTTGTTAGATAAAGTAGATGAGTAATGGCACATCCACTAGAGCATGCAAAATCTGCCGCGAGACGGTGGAAAGGTAAACCAGAAGATTATTTAGCTATTGAAGAATGGTTTGATGCTACTAAAGCATGGATTGGACACAGTATGCATAGAATGTTCAGACACCACAGTGAGGGAATATTTGAGTGTGAAAGAGTATTTGGTCATAGCTTTATAAACTCTGATGGTATTAAAGTATATACAAGATATGTTGCAGAACAGCATGTCAAAGAGGATTGCAACAATTACATTCCTACTGCTAAAGAATGGGTTGATATGATTGCAAGTGGTAAACCTGAAAAATGGGCAATAAAAACTTTAAAAATAGAAGACTAATGGAAAAAGTAAATAACATATTTACAGTAGATACTGTAACAATAGATGGTTCTTATATAAAACTAACTGGAGTATATCAGATACCTGAAAGTTCACCATTTGAAAGAGGTGATATACTTACTGAAGATAAATATAATGGTCATCAGATATATGTTTCTTTTGGAACTAAAGATAAAGATGGAAAAGATGGTTTAATACTAGATACTAGAAGCATGCATCCTGCTATTAAAAAATCTTTAGACACAGTTACTTTGGGATTAAATTTATTTAAAATAGAAGACTAATGGAAAAACAACTATTTGTAATTGATGGTTACAAGATATGGGCAACTTCTTATGATGAAACTCTAGAACACTACAATATGATTATAAAATTTTAAACAAAAAAGTAATGGCAAAAATGATTTTTAACAAAGAAGAGACAAAGAATCTGATTATGATGTTAAAGTCTGAAGATGCAGATAATCATATTATAGCATTTGAGACCTTAAAGAATGTTGATTTTAAAAAGTATACTGGTGAATTACTAGTACTTTATAAGTTTGGTGGACACACTATGGAAAACTGGATGTTAAATTGTAAGAAGATAGCAACAAAGTTGTTAGATATTAAACCAGAAACTCCACTAAGTAGTCCTAAAACACTAAGTCTGATTACAAAAAACAAAGGTTCTAAAGCTTCGGTTGAGCTATTTATGGAATTCTTTATTAGGGATATGACCAGGATGTTAGAATCTATTGGCTATCCTACAGATCAATTTGAAATACATATTAAATTAAAAGATGATGGACAAACAGCAAAGTCTTAGTAAAATTGCAAAAGAACTAATGTTGAAAGAGCCCTATTATGGGTTCTTTCTTATTATGCTCAATAAGTTATGGGGTAAAATGGTACCAACAGCTGGTGTAAGCAAGAATGGAATTAATTACCAACTTGCTATTAATCCTGAATTTTGGGAAAGTCTAAGTGATGAACATAGAATTGGACTATTAAAGCATGAGCTCAATTAGGGCTCCTTATACAGTAATGTATATGTAAAATTTCTTAAATTGACGGGGACTGCCTTAGAGCTTTATCTACCAAGTACACATAGTAATATAGTGTATGGCCAGAATAATTACCTGGGTATGGTAAAAAAGATAAAGATTGGCAAATCCGCAGCCAAATTTCTTGGTCATGTGATTTATTTTTGGTATATTGTAGTATAAATACTTACATATATGAAAACAGAAATAGAACAAAAAGTAATTGATTATTATATTACTGATAAATTATCAGGTCAAAAAATTGCAACTATATTACATGTAAATGTAAAAACAGTTTTTGCAATTTTAAAAAGAAATAATATAAAATCAAGAACTTTGTCTGAATCAACAATGAAATACACTTGTCAAGATAATTTTTTTAATGTTATAAACACAGAAAAAAAAGCATATTGGTTAGGTGTATTGTTTGCTGATGGTAATATTACAAAAAAAGCAAGTAAATCAGGACAGATTATTTTTTCATCAAAAGACAAAGAATGGGTAGAACTATTCTTATCAAATATTGGATCAAATAATTTTCCAAATTGTGAATATCAAAAAGTATTTAAAAAGTATATATGGAAAGCTCAAATAACATCAGCTCAAATGTATAATGATTTAAATAATTTAGGATGCACACCAGCTAAAACTAAAACAATTAAAGTACCTATAATAAATGATGATTTAATACATCATTTTATAAGAGGTTACTTTGATGGGGATGGTACTGTTGGTGTTTATAAAAATCTAAAAAATAATGATTGGAAGATCTTAAAATCAGGTTTTTGTTCAGGTTCACAAGAATTTATTATAGACTTATTAAAAATATTACCAGTAAAAAATAAAAATATTAAGCAAAGTAATGAGTGTTATATTACACAACATTCTTTGCATGATACAATTAATCTATATAAATTTATGTATAAAAATCATACAGTATGTTTAGAAAGAAAAAGACAAATTTTTATTAATTACTTAGACACATATAAACCAAGAAAGAGGTTCAACGACTACAATAGAACATCCTAATAAGGATGAAGGTATAGTCTGATCTCATGTGAAAACATGAGTTAACATAAATGCTTGCATATTGCATTTGGTCATCTTACTACTTTCTTTAAGTTTAGTGATAAGAAAATGGCTAATGTGGCAATGGATATGGAAATTAATCAGTATATTGATGCTCAATATCTTCCTGAAGGTGGTATTAATATTGATGATTATGCTGATCTTAATCTTGATAGAAAAGCTGGTTGTAGATATTACTATGACAAGCTTAAAGAACTTCAAGATGAAAAGAATAAAAATGGTACTTGTGGAAATGAAGCCATGGATGAATTACTAGATAACATTGAATCTGGTAATATTCCTGATCATAGTACATGGGAGGAATTTGAGAATCTAAGTGAAGCTGAGAAACAGTTAATTGAAAGACAACTGCAAAAAGTTCTTACTGATGCTCAAGAACAAACTATTAAGAAAAGAGGTACTGTTCCTGGAGAAATAGAAGGCTTAATTATTGTAGAAGAAGTTGTCAAGCCTAAATTTAATTGGAGAGGTTATCTTAGAAGATTTACTGGTGTAAGTACTAAAGTATTTACTAAGAAAATTAGAAGAAAAGAGAACCGCAGATTTGAGGCTAATCCTGGTTTAAAAGTAAAAATGAGACAGCACATGTTGTTAGCTATTGATACTTCAGGATCTGTAAGTGATACTGAATTACAAGAATTTATGGGTGAAATATTTCATATTTATAAATGTGGTGTAGATATTACTGTAATACAATGTGATACAACAATAAAATCAATTGAACCTTACAAAGGTAAATTAGAAATGAATGTAACAGGAAGAGGTGGTAGGGTTAAATGTGCCACCCTGTGCAGTGATGTACAGTAAAAAATGCTGTAAATTGCGGGAAAATGCTTAGAGCTATTAATTACTAACTTATGATGGTAACATACATAAGGGCTAGACTAATTATCTAGATATAGTAAAAAGATTAATAGATTGCACAATCCGCAGCCAAGTTTCTTGCAAATGTGAAATATTATTCTTATATTGGATGTATATATATACCACCATGAAAAGAAAGTATAATGTAAATGATGACTATTTTAATAAAATAGACAATGAAGAAAAAGCTTATTGGTTAGGTTTTTTATTAGCAGATGGATGTATCCATGAAAGAGCAGGACAAGATAGATTGTCTTTAGTACTTAGTATTAAAGACAAAAATCATTTAGAAAAGTTTAAAAAAAGTTTATCTTTTGAAGGACCTATAAATGATTATACTAAAAAGTCAGGTTTATTTATTGGTTTAATACATTCATATGTTAGAATAACCTCTCAACTTTTAGTTAATGATTTAGCAAAAATTGGGTGTGTACCAAGAAAAACTTTAACTATGGAGTTTCCAACAATTAATGATGAATTAGTTCATCATTTTATTAGAGGTTATTTTGACGGTGATGGTAGTGTATTTATATCTAAAGAAAAGCATTGGAGAAATAATAATATTTTTCCAGTTATTCATTTTAGATTTATTGGTACAAAAGCTTTCTTGAATATAGTAAATGATAAAATTAATTTATCAGGTAGACTTGTTCAAGCAAAAGGTAGTAAAATATATGAGTTAAGCTATAAAAGAAATAGAAAAGCAAAAATATTTTATAAATACCTGTATAAAGATGCAACTATTTTTCTTGAGAGAAAAAAAGAAATCTTTAAGTCATATTTACAAGAAAAAGGTTCAGAGACTATAATCAGCTGACTCAATAGAGTTAAAGGGATAGTCCAGTTATAAGTGAAAGCTTATATGTTAATGACAGAGTTTGATCCTGTCTTAGAATATTTTAACGAAAACCAAAAGAAATATACTAGCTTGGTATATTTTACTGATGGTGAATGTTATACAGATGTAAAACCTAAAGGTAATACTTTATGGGTTTTGTCAGAAAGATCAAGTATGAATGAAAGTTTACCAGGTAAAGTAATTAAATTAGAACTATAAAAAAAAGAAGTATGAATCAAGTACAATTAAATGTTGACGAATTAAAGAATTTTATTAAACACATGGTTGCTAATAACCAACATATTCAAGCTGATGGTAAAGTACCAGTTGCTGTTAATATAGAAGGTGATGCTGGTCTAGGTAAGACTTCAGCAATTATGCAGTTGGGTAAAGAACTCAATATGGAAGTTGTTAAGCTGAATTTATCTCAGCTAGAAGAATTAGGTGACTTAGTAGGTTTTCCTGTAAAAGAATTTCAAATTGCAAATGCCGAAGGTAAAACTACTTGGATTAATGAATCTCAGATATCTGCAGCAAGTGCAAAAGGTTATAAAGTTGTAGATAAGAGAATGTCACATGCTGCTCCTGAATGGATTCAGGGTAAAGGAGAAGGTGGTTTCTTAATCTTAGATGACTATACAAGAGCTGATGCAAGATTTATGCAAGCCACTATGGAAATTCTTGATAGACAAGAATATGTCTCTTGGAAATTACCAAAGAACTGGCATGTTATTTTGACTACTAATCCAGACAATGGTGACTATAATGTTACTAGCTTAGACGTAGCTCAGAAGACTAGATTTATATCAGTTGAGTTGAAATATGATTCTGATGTATGGGCTAAGTGGGCTGAGAAATCAAGAATAGATGGTAGATGTATTAACTTCATGTTGATGAATCCAGAATTGGTAACTCAAAGAGTTAATCCAAGAGCTATTACTACTTTCTTTAATGCTATTAGTTCTATTGATAAGTTTGAAGCTGAGTTGCCTCTTATTCAAATGATTGGTGAAGGTTCTGTTGGTCCAGATTTTAGTTCTATGTTTACTATGTTTATTAATAACAAACTAGACAAGATCATTAGTCCTGCAGATATCTTAACTAAAGATGAGCAATATGTAATGAATACTCTTACTCATGCTGTTGGTAGAGATGATGAGTTCCGTGCGGATATTTCTAGTGTAATTGCAACAAGAATTATCAATTATTCTATTACTCTTGCAGATAAAGGAGCAATTGGTAAACCAATTATTGACAGGATAGCTAAACTTACTACTGACTGTGATGCATTTACAGATGATCTAAGATACTATATGGTCAAGGAGATTGTCAATGGTAATAAAGTTAAGTTTAGCCAATTAATGCTAAATGCAAATGTTGTGAAAATGGCAGTTAAATAAAGTATTTTAACAAGTTAAATGGTAACATAATTAATTGTATATTTACAAACAATATTTTACCATGGAAACAATTAAATGTACTGTATGTGAGGTGGAAAAAAATGTATCTGAGTTTTATAAGTCACAAAGACATAAACTTGGATACATTCCAACTTGCAAGGAATGTGAATCTTTAAGACACTCAAAAAAATATGATCCTAAAAGGAGAAGAGAGCACTATACTGAAAATAGAGAAACTTATCTTTTACGGTCTAAAATTTATAATGAGCAAAATAAAGAGAAGATTAAAGTGAAAACACAAGAGTATTATAAAAATAACAAAATGCAATTTTTGGAGTATTCATGGAAAAGTAATGGAGTTTTAAATAAAAATTCTGAATTTTTCAAGAAAAAAGATTTTGATGAGTTATTTATAAAAGCAAATAAAAGTTGTATGATATGTGGTGTCACCAATGCAAAACATGTAAAGGGTTTTGTAGTTGATCATTGTCATAAAACTGGATTTGCTAGAGGTATTCTTTGTGCTCATTGTAATGTAGCATTAGGTTCATTTAGAGATAATAAAAATATTTTACAAAAAGCTATTGATTATTTAGTAAACCATGAATCAGGACGTAGTGAAGATGGCTGTAAAATAATTAAAAGATAGAGATTTTCCCTATCATTTATCAGTATTATAAAAATTAATCACATAAGGGGGATGAACTATTCCCCCTTTTTAAACTTTAAAAAATGAAAACATATCTGTTTATTCATGATGTAGAAGTAAATCAAAATGAGCTAATAATAAAGATTGAACCTTTATATTGTGCTGAAAGAGACTCAGATCAAGTAATGAATGTAAACAATAAAGAGTATATTCCTACAAAGGGAGATAAACTTTATTTTCTACCAGGAGTTAATATACCAAGAGTAAAGTTAAAAGACTTATCACTACAACATGGTATTAAAACTGTTAGAGACATTGATGAAGCTACACATGTCTTTTGTGGTAAGAATACTAAAGACAAGTTAGTAAATAGTCATTGGTATTATGATTTAGATACTCAGCTTTTAAGAGATATAGTTGATAATTCCGAAGGCATAATGGATGATCACTATAGAGAAAACTTAAGACAAGCTCTAGAGTTTTACACAGAACCTATTGTAATTGTTCAGTATAGTTCTGCATCTACATTGAGAAATAGTAGTTTAGATATACTTGATAAAATTACAGGAAATATACTAAGATCATCTAATGTTTATTATACTGTTGATGACGAACATACAGATCTATTTCCAGGAATTCTAAATATAGATATTTATGATGAAAGTAAATTACTTAAACATATCAATGGAGATGATGCAGCTACTATAGATGAAACTATGTTCCTACAGATCAGTGATATGTTTAAAAGTTCAGATGAGGATAACCATGTTCTTGCAATGGAAATTATGGCTAACTGTAATTATAATGATAGTTTACTTTATCTTGAGATGCTGTTTGAAAAACATAGTAGTCCTATGCAGCAATCTCGTACTAAAAGTCATGTTAATTTTAAGTCTTTACTTAGTTATCTGGATAAGAATAAAAATTATATGAATACTGATGTTGACGATATTATGAAATCAATTATTAATAAAAATTTAATTGATTTAGATAAAATTAATGTTATAATGAAGTATTATGGTAAAGAAATAGCTGAAGATGGTGGTAATAACTATTTTGATGTTAAATCAATTACTCTTAATGAAGATTATGCAAAGTTACTAGATACTAACTATGTTCATGAGCTTGTCCCAGATTTCATACCAGAGAATGATTCAGATATGTCTGAAATACATGGAAACCTTATAGAGCTTAACTCTCCAGAAATTGAAGAGCTATGCAGTGATATTGCACAGGAAGAAGAACTAATAGATGAAGGCATAGAAGAAGCATTTGCTATGATTGAGAGAATTGAACTCAAGTCAGAGATAATAGCATTAGAAGAGTCTACAGAGAGCCCTGAAATTATCACTACAAATATAAATCCAAAACAAGATGATGCATTTGAATGGTTCTGAAGAACTAGAAAGGTTTTATAAGAACAAGTTTTATTTTAGTTATAGTGGGTTGAATAAATTACTTTATTCACCAGGTCTATTCTATAATCATTATGTGCTCAACCAGAGAGAAGACAGTACGGACCCACACCTTGTAGGTGGTAGGGTCCTACACTGCCTTTTATTTGAACCAGAAAAATATGATGATTACTTTATATCACTACCGGGAAAACTCCCAAGTGATAATCCAAGAAAAATAATTGATATTATTTTTAAGATACATAATGGGTATTCAAATAATTCATTAACTTTACAAGACTACTCACAAGATATACTTACAAATCTACTTACAGCAAATCTTTATCAAAATCTTAAAACTGATCAACAAAGACTTGACAAGATCCTTACTGAAGAACACAAAGAGTATTTTGAATTCCTTAAAAATAGTCTAAATAAATCAATAGTAGATGAACCAACTTTGCATGGCTGCAAAGAACAGGTTCAAGTACTAAAGAATAATAGTGATGTGAGAACACTATTACAACTAGACAAATCTAAGGAAGACACACACATTGATATCTATAATGAGTTGCACATTAAGGTTGAACATGAGACATTTGCTTTTGGTTTTCACGGAATACTTGACAATGTTGTAGTTGATAATGAGGCAAAGATAATTTTTATCAATGACCTCAAAACAACTGGTAAGTCTATACAAGATTTTCCTAATGCAGTAGAGTATTACAAATATTGGATGCAAGCAGTTATGTATACTATTCTAGTATGGGATAAATTTATAAAAGGTAAGCCGGATAGACATACTTGGAAACTTCAAGTAACCTTTATTGTAATTGACAAATACAATTTAGTTTATCCTTTTCAAGTATCTGATCAAACACTAAATCAGTGGAAAAGTGATTTTAAACATGTTTTGCATGTTGCAGATTGGCATTATGAAAACAAAAAATATGACCTTCCATATGATTTAGCATTAGGTAATGTAAAATTATAAATTATGGCAATTAATGCGCTTTATGTAAAGTATTTTCAAAAGTCTAAGATATTTATTTATCCGCTCCTAGGCATTAAAAGAGGGTCTCCTGTATTACCATTAGAAACATATATAAGTTGGTCTGATAGTTATAAACCCGAGGATATGAAATTAATATGTACTTATCCAAAAAGATTAGATAGTACATATGTCCAATTTGAAAAAAATATATTGCTTACACATAATAGAATATGTGATTATATTCAATTAGATGATGAAACCATTATATTTACATTTGACTTTTCTGATTTACAAGATGACTGGATGTATTTTTTAGATGGAAAATATAGCAAGTTTCAAGAAAAAACAAAGCGCATGATTTTAAATTATTTTGATAAATCTGGAGTTAATTATACATATGTAAATAGTTATCTTTTTCCAGATAAATTCTTTCATAAATATGCTGAATTACTAGATGTAAATATTTCTTTATTAGAATCTGTAGGTGAATTATGTAATAAACCTGATTTAGAAAAAGAAAATTTAACTATCAATATAGTTGATTTGCAAAATATAAATATTATAGATTAATTTGTACTAAATTAAAATTTAACAAAAAAATGAGTAATTCAATGATGCTTTTACAAGCAAGTTGGCAAGACCAACAAACATTTAGAATGATACCTGTTACAGAAAATTGTCCTTATGTTGAATGTATATTTGATCCAAGTACAAAAGTATTTGTGGTAATTTCTAAAATCAAAAAAACTACTTTACACATGCTTCCTAAACTAGATGAGTATGGTCAAGCAGTTACTGGTGTAAAAGGTACGAAACAAGAAAGACACAAGTTAGAAGTCTTTCAAGA